CCCAAGTACATACATATTCAATGCTAATGGATTAGGTATTTTAGTTAAATTTACTGGCTCAAGCTGCTCGTCCTGCATTACAAATATTTTGGCTACACTTCCAAATCTAGATGGTAATGATAATGCTCGAAGAATATAATCTTCTTTTGTTACTGCTCTATTTTGTGCTCCAAATGTTGATAATGCATTTTGTCTAACTTCCTCAACTGTTTCAGCACTTTTACCTCCAGTTGCTGGAATAGGATTTGTTGTAGCTACTGAACCTTTAACTGTATTTATTAAATTTGTATCAAGGCCCTCTTCATTAATATCAAATTCAATTTCTGTTATTTCAGTTAAATCGTCTTTAACAACATTTGATTGAATCCCACCACCGGTTGTATATTTGGCTGTTAAGGTTGTATTACTAGGGGCTTGACCATAAGTTCTAGTTAATAAAAAATTCGAAGGATCAAATGCTTCATTTAATCTAGATACGCCGCCCACAAGAGTAGAACCTACATTATCGGGATTTGGTACTAATTCTTCATCTGGATCATCTGATATACCAGCTCCAAATTGTAATTCTGTCTTATTATCAGATCTTATTCTCTTTGTAAATCTTCTAGCAGTTTTTCTTAATTTAAGTAAATATGGAACTGTGCTATTAAATTGTGCTAAAGATGGGTCATTGGCAACAACATTTTTTTCGTCAATAAAGGTTGTATCTTGACCTAGGTATGGAACCTCTCTCCAAATATTATCATCTGAATCCTTTACTTCAACAATACTAATTACATCATCATCTGTTATTAATATCTTATCGAATTTTTTAGGACTTTGGAAAGTAAATGTTTTTTCCCTTAGTGTACCAGCAGTAGTTTTAATTGATTTTTTTAACAAATAAAACTCAGGTTCACCGGTTGTATCATCTATTTGAAAAACTGAAACATCTGTTTCATCAATTGAACTGGAATGTTTAAAATTAACAATATCATCTGTTCTAAAAATAACATCTGGATTTGATTTAGCTGTTACTGTCATGCCCGCTTTAATTGTTAAGGCATAATTATAATCTGGCCTTACATTATCACCACTTCCAATTGATGGTAATAATTGAAATACATCTAGGGATGTATTGGCTGCTACAGATGTTTTTGGTTTATAACCAATTGCATGAGCTAAAGCATTTATATTTTTCTTTTCCTCAGCGTGAACAAGTAACGATTCTTTTAACTGTCTGTCCATGTAAAAGGATAGTACGTCTCCAACATAGGCACTCATTTCCAAAAACATCATTCCAGGATCAGATTCGTTAAAATCACGATAACTATCTGGAAAGTAAGTTTTAGCAAAATCAATTAAACTATCTCTAAACTGAGTAAAATTTTTGTTCAGGTATTTGATTTCTCTCTTCTGTAATGGTTGTCTAGGCATTTATTATAACTCCAATTCTAATTCAAATGTCAAACTTTCGAAATTTGTGGGATCATCCCCGGAAAGAGAAAATTTCATTTCTACTTTTAAAAAATGACTATTAGGATCATTTTCTCTATTTAATCCGCGTTGAATTTTTAACTCATTAATGTTAATAAATGGAAGCCATGTTTCAACAGCAGATGTAATATCTTCATCTACAGCTGCAATCAATTCATCATCGCTTTGCTCAAATACTTTTTTCATTAGATCAGTACCAAATTCTGGTTGCATATATCTTTCTCCCTTTCTAGTAAGAATCAGGTTCAACATATTAGTTTTTGCCTGTTCCATTGTTGTAAAAGATGAATTAAATATTCTACCATCTTTACCAGCATAAGGCAATGTAACACCTATCGCTACATCCGGATCTAGATCCTCTGGATTAATTTTTCTTATAGTTGCCATTAGTCAAACTTCATTTGTTTTGGTGGTCTACTTTTTTTAGAACTTGATTCTAAATTCTTAAGCATTCCGGAATAGTCCATGTTAAAAACTTTATTTAAATGATCTTTCTTTTCTTCTGGTATATCACCTCTAGGAATCAATTCACCATCCATTGTAGTTTTAGTCATTTTATCAACTGTATTTTCTACTGTACCATGACCATTTTTAGTCACTGGTTCTTCTGATCCTCTCATCATTCCAAATCCTCTAGCATCGGCTGCTGTAAAAGCATCATCAGATCCTAGTCCACTTTTTTTAGCTAATGATTCCGCTAAATGTGTTCCTTCAAAATCGTCCGGCCATCCTTCCTGTTCATTAGCGGTAATATTTAACATTTCATTTAACATATTATTTTTAGAATAATTTTTCTTTTCTGATCTTTGTCTTGGTTTTCTCTTTGTAACTTCTTCTAATTGTTTACTTAATTTCATACCATGATTTGTTTCCTTGTGAAAATCAGATACAGTCTTAGGAGCTTTTGATCCTCGAAGTTCCATTAATGTTGTCTTAAATATTTCTTTCAACTCTTTTTTTAATACAGTAGGTAAAGTTGTTATTATTTCTTCTCTAACAACCTGCTGTATTATTTTTTTAAACTCTTCTTTTTTCATATTAATTTGTTTTATTGTCTGTACTTAATGCTGTCCTCATGGTTGTTGTTAATTTAGTAGCTGCCGCTACAACTGCAGGACTTAAAACCCCGGGGCCTGATGATGTAGCTACAAACGTAGCCGCATTGGATGTAAGTGCATTTAAAAATTCTCCTAGTATACTATTAAACGTATCTCCTAATATCAACGCTTCACCAGCATTTAAACCCAAATCGATTTGAGGACTATTTATAGTAGTCTTTTTAGAAGTATCTATATTTAATGGACCAGCTGTGGATATGCCCACCGCCTTTTTAGAAAATAATAAAATCTCATCTCTTCTAGCATTTAATATTATTCTATTTGCGCTTCCTATAATTTGATCACCAATTAATCTTTTGGGTTCTGATCCCTTGAATGATCGTTGGTTGTTATTGGCTGGCTTTAAACTAATTTCCTGCCCACTAGTAAGATATATAGATGCTGGATCTTCATTAATATCTTCTACTATATGATTATTTCCTTTTGTTACTGTAGATGATTGACCGTTTTTTATTATAATAATAGGATCACCATTTTTACCAGCATTAGACCATTTGTTTGGAATACCAGCACCTTTTACAGTACTACCAAATCTAATTGATTGTCCAAATCTACTTTCATAAATTATATCCCCTTCATATGGTTGTACTGGTCTAATATTATCCTTTTCTTTAAAGGTATTTCCTAACTCTACTTCAGTTCCGCTATTTACTAATGGGTTGCCAACTGATTCATTATATGTCGAAACATTACCTTGAGTTGATTTTTCTTCTTTAAAACTAGCAAAAGGTAAAGCATTGTGATTTTTACTGCCCCATATATTTATAGTATCTAAATAATATATATCTTCTGCTCCAGAATTAGCTGTAGTTGTTTTATCAGAAAAACTTCCTATAACTACTATCTCACCAATTAGCGGATACTTAGTAACATTAACATTTAACGGCTTAGCAAACGGCAAATCAGAATCAGGAGAGCTTTTATCTGAATTTACTCCTCTAACCTTTATTCTGCCTATGTCTTCAAAAGAATTATAATCCTTGTGTTTACTATCCAGAATAACATCAATAACTTCCGCGGAATCGAGTTCAAAAAATCTAAAGTCATTATGTCTATTACCTTCTCTGGCAGAATCTTCTGCTGTCTGTAATCCTCTAGATCTTCTCAGTGCTAAAGTAGTTAATTTTGTATTGCTGCTTCTTGAAAACATTAAGGTAACTTATCTTTTTTTTCTTCTATTGTCTTGAGATCTTTATCCACTTTATCTGTATCTTTACTCAAATCTCTTAAATCGTGTTTTACTTCTTTTTTAGTTTCTTCATCAATTGGAATGGGCAGTTCCGGTTTATCATCTTTATCAGCATTTAACAGCTGTTCTATTTCCTCTCTAGACAATAAATCATTATCACTAGTATCTACGTTTGTTGCCATCACTTTTTGTACAATAGCTGCTAATCTCACTAGATGTTCGTTGTTTTTCACAGAAACATCTAAAATATCCTTTAATAAAGGGATAACTATAGCTGCATCACTAGCACTTCTAATATGATCCTTTATTTCATCTACAAGTGAATTAATCTGGCCATCTTTTAATTCTCTATTATCATAGATGTCTTTCATTAAATTTGAAAAGGATTTACCCTCGAATATTTCGAAATCATTAGTCATAGTATACAGTATTTTAATGTATACTAATAAATATGTGGAATAGATATTTTTAAAAGGAAGTTAGTCTATTTGTGGATAATCCCATTGAAAACCGGTTTTTTGAGATCGGCTGGGTTTTTGGTACTATATTAAAACTTAAATTTTGAATATATCATGCCTATACTACCATGCTCATCAAATTCTCTATATAACTTTTTATATATTTCTTTCATAGAATTGGCTACTTTTGTTATATATTGAGTCTTAATATTTGTCATTTCTCGAATCATTATATACAATGATTTCTTATTAAAGTTCTCTATCTTTTCCCTGTTTCTGAAAAGTTCAACTATTGCTCCAGCGATTTTGATGTCCCTATCTTTAGTAAAAATCTTGGTTAAATTTTTATCCCAGTATTCAACAAATAAATCCATAAACTCAGCATCACCCTGCACCTTGTGCTCTCTAACTTGTTCTCCTATGACGTCTCTGTTATAATCAATTACATTTATATCATCTACATGAGCTTTCGCCTTTGAATAGTTGTTATTTGAGTTAATAATTAAATAATTTTTTGCAACAATACTGAAATAAGAAAAAGCCTTTCCCTTGTCTCCTTGATATTTACCTAAATTCATTACTAAGAATCCAACTACTTCGTGTTGTAATTCTTCAAAAGTAATACTCCGACTTTTAAATTTGAATGTATTAATGATATTTTCTACTAATTTAGCAATTGGTTTTTCAATTTCCTTTTTGTAGATGGCACTCCGTTTCGAGTGACTCGGTTCTCCGTTATATCTAATAATAGCTTCTTGTGTCTCTATAGTAAAATACTGCTTCTTTTTAGCTCTTCTTTTCTTTGGCATAATCTGTTTTTTCTTCTTCTTCTACTTCAAATAATTCATCTAGTTCGGATACAGCTTTTTTAATCTCTTTAAATGCGAATCCTACTTCATCATCAGATTCAAATGATCCCTTTATATCTATTTCAGTTATCCTTTGTTGAATATTTAATATTGTTCGTCTAAAGGTTACAAGCCAAGTAGACAAAAACTCAATATGACTTTCAGAATTAGTTGTATATTCTTCAAAATCTTCTATTTGTTTTAATAGGTTTCTTATGATTAAAAATGCTGTAATTATAACCCCCACTAGAATAGTGGAAACCACAATGAATGATATTAACATGTTATTTATTTTTTAGGTGTGGAGAATAAATCTTCAAATAATTTAGCAGGAATCTTTTCTTTTTTGGGAAGTTTAATTGGTGCTTTAGCTTTTACCACTGGTTTTGTCGTTTTGGCTTTAG